CCCAAAAAATTCCCCGGGGGTCATATTTGAAGAATGTTTCCGAGGGCAGCGAGGGAGTATGACCAGCAAAGTCATTGTTCACAAGAGTCGAGTCAACGTAATCACTGTAAGTATGGGCATTAACGTCTCCGCGGACGTAATCACGAGTGAAATTCGTTCAGAGCCTGACGTAAACGCCCCACTCATAGCCACCTGGGACGTCGCATTCAAGACAGACGGAACAGACGGCGAACTTATTCTCACACTAGACGATCTGGAAACAAGCCAGATCAAAGCCAATAGTGGCTACATGGATCTCAAGAGGGTTGTCAACGGAGAACCTTTCTCTGTATTCGACATGGCCCTGGAGGTCAGCTTCAGAGGATCGGTGACTGCATGAGCGAGATCAATGTCATTTCTCGAACCCAGCAGATCATCATCGATCCCGCGTCCAGGGTCGTCGCGGTAGTCAACACTCCAGGTAAAAGCTCAGTCCCTACCGCAGGACTTCCAGTCGCGTCCGGTCTCGTTCATAGAGGAACTGCTGCCACAAGTGTCCCGGCAGGACCGAACGGCGCAAATGTTCTCCTGAATCCAACCACAGGCCAGGTTCAGAAGGTTGGAACCGACGTCTCCATCGTAGATGCTGGTGCGAACACCTATCAGATGCGCGTTTCTCAGACCGGCTTGTACCATGTCTATGGGAACATACGCGCTCCTGCGACTGCGCCAACGGCAGGCTCTTTGATGGGCATCAGAGTCAATGGCAACGCGGTCATGCGGGCAACGTTTGACTCTGTCGCCTACGCGTCCGCGGAAGTCGGTGGACCGTTGTATCTGAACCGGGATGATCTGGTGTCTTTGTACGCCTACACAACAGGCGGAACTATTAGTCTAGATCCAGTTTCCCAGACGAACATCGACCCACCTTCGCCAATTCTTTCAATATGGCGAACGTCAACAGTTCAGTTGGTTTAATAAATCGGAAAGGAGATTAAGTGGCTGAAAGACGTAAGAAGTCTAGAAGACCTGCTACCACAGAAGAGAATAGAGAGAACCAGTTAGTCTCCTTAGCAATAGATCTGGCCGAAAAGCAGCTAGCCGAGGGTACAGCCGCCGCGCAAGTCATCACCCATTACCTGAAACTGGGTTCCACAAGGGAAAAGCTGGAGCAGGAACGTCTGTCCAGAGAAAACGAACTTCTTGGCGCTCGAGTGGACACATTGGCTTCTGCAAAGAAGGTTGAGGAGCTATATGCGGCCGCGCTAGACGCAATGCGTCAATATGCAGGCCGAGAAGTCAGGGATATGGACGACGATTATGATGATTAAGCGGTATTCCGAACTTAAACGATACGAGACTTTCGATGAGCGGCTCGAATATCTCAAGTTACATGGAGGCGTCGGACGGAGTACTTTTGGCTATGATCGTTATCTTAACCAGCGTTTTTATACCTCATATGAGTGGAAAAGGACCAGACAAGAGGTTATTGTACGCGATCATGGGTGTGACCTGGGCGTGCGTGGTTATGAAATTCATGCTGATCTTTATGTACATCATATCAACCCTATGACCGCTGGCGACATTATTCACGGAAATGATTGGATTTTAAACCCTGAGTTCTTGATAACAACGACAATATTCACCCATAATTCTATACATTTCGGTGACGATAATTCATTTCCAAAGGTAGTTGTTGCTCGCTCAAGAGACGATACCAAACTTTGGTAGGAGAGGATATGGAAGACAGCATCCTAAAGAGTACTAAAAAGATTCTTGGGCTCGACGCAGACTACACTCCGTTCGATTTGGATATTATTACACATATTAATGCCGCATTCTCTATTCTAAATCAGTTGGGCGTCGGTCCAGAAGCAAGTTTCTTCATCGAAGACGATACTTCGGTGTGGGCAGACTTCAATGTTCCGACTAATCAACTTAATTTGGTCAAGACTTATGTATATCTGAAGGTTCGAATTCTGTTTGACCCCCCAGCTACGTCTTATCTCATCTCGGCAGCTACAGATCAGATCAAGGAATACGAGTGGCGACTCAATGTGTTCCGTGAGGTCGAGCTGTACCCGCCGGACTACCCGATAGTGGAGCCATGGGAACGACGACCAGAGGAGGTGATTTCATTAAATGAAGCCGCGGCCAGAAGTAGAAGAGTTTATCGCGCACCACGGCGTGAAAGGGATGAAGTGGGGCGTCCGTAAGTCTCGCTCCAGTATATCGAAGAAGCCGGCGTCAGAAGACTCTTCGGAAGTATCGGCACTTAAAAAGAAGAAGAAGCATGAACTTAGCGACAAGCAGCTGGAAAGGGTTAACAAGCGACTTAATCTAGAAAAGAACTACAACAAACTGAATCCTACTACTATCAAACGGGGAGCTATCGGAGCCGCAGCAATTCTTAGTACTCTTCAAACCGCCTCAACTGTATACAACTTGGCAACAAGCCCAGCTGGTAAGGCAGCCATTTCCAATGCTAGGAAAGTAATCGAAGGAAGAGCAGCATAGTTCCTAAAGGGGTCGACCGTGGTTCTATCGAATACTGCGACACCTCTCTACTACGGTCAATTCCGTGAAGCGGTTCTTCGTGGTGACATTCCAGTCAATAGGGAAGTCTCTATGGAGATGAACAGGATCGACGATCTGATTGCCAACCCAAAGATATACTATGACTCTGACGCAATTACTGGTTTCGTTCAGTATTGCGAATGGGAACTCACTCTCACTGATGGTAGCGATCTACATCTACTTGACTCGTTCAAACTTTGGGCGGAACAGGTCTTCGGTTGGTACTTCTTCATCGAGAGGAGTGTCTTCGAGCCTAATGAGAATGGGCGCGGCGGACACTATGTGACCAAGTCCATCAAAAAGCGGCTGGTGACGAAGCAGTATCTCATTGTCGCAAGAGGTGCTGCGAAGTCGATGTACGCATCCTGTATACAAGCCTTCTTCTTGAATGTAGATACCGAGACAACTCATCAAATCACTACGGCCCCGACTATGAAGCAGGCCGACGAAGTGATGAGTCCGTTCAGGACTGCCATCATTAGGTCGAGGGGACCGTTGTTCAGGTTCCTCACCGAGGGTTCGTTGCAGAACACGACAGGTTCTCGGTCTCAGCGCGTCAAGCTGGCTTCTACGAAGAAGGGGGTCGAGAACTTTCTGACTGGGTCGTTGCTTGAGGTCCGTCCTATGACGATCAACAAGCTTCAAGGTCTCCGTCCTAAGGTTTCGACTATCGACGAATGGTTGTCCGGAGACATTCGAGAGGATGTGGTCGGTGCAATCGAGCAAGGCGCGTCCAAACTCGAGGACTATCTGATCGTCGCGACGAGTTCAGAAGGCACGATCCGCAATGGTTCTGGTGACACCGTCAAAATGGAACTCGCTTCCATACTTCGCGGAGACTATCAAGCACCTCACATTTCGATCTGGCATTACAAACTCGACGAGATCGAGGAAGTGAACCAACCAGAGACTTGGTTGAAGGCTAATCCGAACCTTGGCAAGACGGTTACGTACGACGTATACCATTTGGATGTCGAACGCGCAGAGAAAGCACCAGCTTCACGCAACGACATCCTCGCCAAACGCTTCGGAATCCCGATGGAAGGATACACGTATTTCTTCACATACGAAGAGACTCTACCTCATCGTGCAAGAGAGTTCTGGGGACTTCCCTGTGCACTCGGGGCGGACCTTTCACAGGGTGATGACTTTTGTGCGTTCACTCTTATCTTTCCGTTTCAGAATTATTCATTTGGAGTGAAGACAAGAAGCTACATCACCTCGTTAACTCTGATGAAACTTCCTGGGGCCATGAGGTCCAAGTACGAAGAGTTCATTCAGGAGGGTAGTTTGCAGGTTCTGGATGGAACTGTGCTCGACATGATGGAGGTGTACGAGGATCTAGACGCGTTCATCAGAACTAACGAGTACGACGTCCGGTGTTTTGGCTTTGACCCATACAACGCAAAGGAATTCGTCACTCGATGGGAAGTCGAGAACGGTTCGTACGGAATCGAAAAGGTAATCCAAGGCGCGAGGACCGAATCAGTCCCTCTTGGCGAGTTGAAGATCTTGTCCGAGGAAAGAAAGCTTATTTTCGACCAAGAGCTTATGTCGTTCGCCATGGGAAACGCAGTTACTCTGGAAGATACCAACGGAAACCGTAAACTTCTAAAGAAACGAGCAGATGAAAAGATAGACAACGTCTCGGCCATGATGGACGCATACGTTGCTTACAAGGCTAACAAGGAGGCGTTCGAATGACCATCGTGGGCTGGGAAATCAATCTATAGGGAGGTGATTTGTGTCACTCATTGATCAATTGAAGAAGGGCTGGAACGCTTTTCGTAATAACAACCAGCAAATGGATCAAGCGCTGGAGTATACTACTTCTTATTTCGGTGGCGGGTCGCCTTCTAGACCTCGATTTCACATATACAACGAACGGTCCATTGTTTCGTCCGTTTACACCAAAATCAGCATAGATGTAGCCGGTCTTGTACTAAAGCACGTCAAGATCGACAAAAACGGTCGATATCTAAAGGATGTTCCCAGTCATTTAAACGAATGTCTTCTATGGGAACCGAATATTGATCAATCGCCAAGGCCATTTCGTCAAGATATCGCTATGACGCTGTTTGACAAGGGCGTAGCGGCGATTGTTCCGGTAGATACGTCCCGAGATCCAGCTACGAATGTTCTATGGGACATTTATAGTATGAGGGTCGGTGACATTACTACTTGGTATCCAAAACACGTAAAAGTTAATGTGTACAATGAGAACAAGGGTATGCGAGAAGAGATCATTATAGAGAAGCGCAATGTAGCGATCATTGAGAACCCTTTGTATGGAGTAATGAACGAACCGAACTCGACATTGCAGAGATTGATCCGAAAGTTGGGTCTTCTCGACGCGGTCGATGAGCAATCCGGTTCTGGAAAGCTAGATCTAATCATCCAGTTGCCGTATGTCATCAAGTCTGAAGCTCGACGACAACAAGCTGAGCAACGACGTGAAGACATCGAGTTCCAATTGAAGGGAAGCCAATACGGCATTGCCTATACAGACGGAACCGAGAAGATCACACAGCTTAATCGACCAGCCGAGAACAACCTTTTGAAGCAGGTCGAGTATCTAACTAATCTGTTGTACAGTCAACTTGGCTTAACGCCAGAAGTAATGGATGGTACTGCCGACGAAGAGGCTATGCTTAATTATTTCAACCGTTCAGTTGAACCGATTGTCGACGCCATTGTTGAGTCCATGCAAAGAGCGTTCCTTGGGCCCCAGGGTTCGCTAGGTGATGAAAGAATTAAGTACTTCAGGGATCCGTTCAAGCTGGTTCCTGTTAATTCGATCGCTGAGATTGCCGACAAGTTCACTCGTAACGAGATTCTTACCGCTAATGAGATTCGGACATTCATGGGGATCAAGCCTGCTGATGATCCGAAGGCAGATCAGCTAGTTAACAGCAACATGCCACAGCCGGAAGAACCGAAAGTATTGGCGAAAGCTCCGGGGCCGCTAGCTTTAGAAAGGGTTAGTCAAAATGGAACCTGATTTCAGTGGGTACGCGACGAAGGCAGGGCTCAAGTGCTCTGATGGGCGAACTATCTTGCCCGGTGCCTTCAAGCATCAGGACAAGGCTCGTGTTCCTCTCGTCTGGCAACACGGTCACTCTGATCCAGAGAACGTCCTAGGTCATACCATCCTGGAAAACCGTGATGATGGTGTCTATGCCTATGGCTACTTCAACGGGACGTCCAAGGCGGAACACGCCAAGGGACTTCTAAGTCATGGCGACATCAGCATGTTGTCCATCTGGGCAAACGAACTGATCGAGAGGTCTGGACGGGTCCTTCATGGGTCCATCCGTGAGGTCAGTCTAGTTCTGTCCGGTGCCAATCCAGGCGCGCTCATCGAGAACGTCACGATTCGGCACAGCGATGGCGACGAGACTCTCGAGGATGAGGTCATCATCTACACCGGTCTCGAGCTTGAGCACGCCGATGGCGAAGAAGAGTCCGATACCAAGGGCGAGACCATTCAAGACGTTTATGACACAATGAATGATAAGCAGAAGCAAGTACTTCATTACATGCTCGGTCAGGCGCTCCAAGAGGCTGACACAGAAGACCTACAACAAGATAATGTTGACGACAAGAACAACACCAAGAGCGATGATAAGGAAGGGACCGGAATGACCCGCAACGTCTTTGAGTCTGGCACGCAGAAGGAAACTGAAGCACCAGTTCTCTCGCATGCCGACATGAAGGGAATTGTTGCCGACGCCACCAAGACGGGTTCTCTGAAGACGGCTGTCGAGAATTACGCGATTTCTCACGGCATCAACCAGATCGACACGCTCTTCCCAGAGGCTACCGCGCTCACCACTGAGCCAGAGTTCTACACCCGTCGCACTGAGTGGGTGAACTCGGTTCTCAACGGTGCCCGAAAGACTCCCTTCAGCCGCGTCAAGACGCATTGGGCGGATCTCACGTACGATGACGCCCGAGCCAAGGGTTACATCACCGGGACAGAGAAGACCGAGGAGTTCTACGGGACTGCCAGGAGGGAAACGAGCCCGCAGACCATCTACAAGAAGCAGCAGCTGGATCGAGACGACATCCTGGACGTCACCGACTTCGATGTGGTGGCCTGGATGAAGAGCGAGATGCGTCTCATGCTCGATGAGGAGCTGGCGCGTGCGATCCTGCTCGGTGACGGTCGTACTCTCGGCACTGACCCTGACAAGATCCTGGAAGATCGCATTCGTCCGATCGCCAAGGACGATCCGCTGTTCGTGATCACGGTTCTCGCCGATTTGGCTGCCGGTGACATCTCGGACTTCGTCGACGCGGTCATTCAGTACCGTGCTCTGTACCGAGGTACCGGAACTCCGACCATGTACACGAGTGAGTCACTGATCGCCCAGATCATGCTCCTCAAGGACACGATGGGGCGTCGTATCTACACCTCGGTCGAGCAGTTCGCGGCAGAGCTTCGCGTTTCCTCGGTCGTCCCTGTCGATCTCTTCGACCCCGCGGCGGGCAGTCCGTTGGCCATCATCGTCAACATGAACGACTACGTCATCGGCGCGGACAAGGGCGGACAGGTCAGTCTGTTCGACGACTTCGACATCGACTTCAACCAGTACAAGTACCTGATCGAGACTCGAGTCTCTGGCGCGTTGGTCAAGCTGAAGTCTGCGATCGTCGTCAAGCAGGGTACCTTCGTTCCTCCGCCCGCCGGTACTCCTCACATCATCGTTCCTGAGCCCCCGAACAACCGTCAGAGCAGCCCTTCGGTTCACGGGTCGCTTCCCGATGACGATGGCCTTCCTCTCGGTACCTCCGCCACTGAGGGCCAGACGCGTCGTGGTGGTGAGCGTAGTGAGCGTGGCGGCGACAGGGACCGTCGCCCACAGTCTGAATAGTCCTCAAGGAGTGTGAGTGGCTAAATTTTACGGAGAAGTTGGATATGGAACCACGGTAGAGACTCCTCCTGACTCTGGCGTCTGGGTCGATGACATGGAAGAGAAGCCTTATTATGGTGATGTCATCCGTAGCACCAGAAAAGCTGAGCCAGGAGAAAGCCTGAACGATGATCTTGTGGTCAATAATTCAATCACGATAGTCGCCGACCAATATGCCATCGATCACTTCTTCAAAATCAAGTACGTACGATGGATGGGTGTGCTCTGGACCGTAAAGAATGTTGAGGTCAAGACCCCTCGTCTAGTACTCAGCCTTGGGAGCATTTACAATGGCCCTACGCCTTGAACTTCAGTTGTTGTTCCGAGGTATCTTAGGGTCAGATAATGTATATTTCCAGCCTCCCCCAAACATCAAGATGGAATACCCTTGTATCAGGTATCAACGTGACTACGAATTAGCTGAACACGCTGATGATATACCATATATGCGTAGAAAGCGCTATTTAGTCACAGTCATCGATCGAAACCCTGATAGTGATATTCCAGATAGAGTTGCGGCTTTGCCTTTGTGCACTTATGATCGATTTTACACTGCCGATAACCTAAACCACGACGTTTACAAACTGTTCTTCTAAGGAGAAACGAAATGCCAGCCCTTGTTTGGGATCTTGTCGGCGAACGCTTCTACGAAACCGGCATCGATCACGGTGTTCTGTACATTCCGGATCAGGCAGGAGACTATTCCGAGGGGGTCGCCTGGAACGGGCTTACCAGTGTCTCGGAAACTCCTACCGGAGCTGAGTCGAATGCTCAGTACGCAGACAACATTAAGTACCTTAACCTCATCTCGGTCGAGGAGTTCGGCGCGACGGTAGAGGCCTTCACCTACCCGGATGAATTCGCTCAGTTCGACGGGTTGGGTGTTCCTGGCCCAGGTATCTTCGTAGGTCAGCAGCCGCGCAAGACGTTCGGTCTCTCGTATCGGACCCGCGTTGGTAACGATCTCGAGGGAGATGCTCACGGGTACAAGCTGCACCTCGTCTACGGTTGCATTGCCAGTCCGTCCGAGAAGGCGTACAACACCATCAACGACTCTCCCGAAGCCATCACCTTCAGCTGGGAGATTTCAACTACTCCGGTTCCCGTATCTGGTTACCAGCCCACATCTCTACTTGTCGTAGACTCGACTCTTGTCGACTCGACGCAACTTCAGGCACTGGAGTCGGAATTGTACGGTGGAACAACGGATGCTGCGAGACTTCCGTTGCCCGACGAGGTGATCTCCATGCTCGGCGGTGGCGGACCCCTGGAAGCTACTGGCGCAACCGCTGGTACTCCTGGTACATGGACCCCAGGTGGATCCAACCCGCCAGGAGATGTCGCGTCGTTGCAGTCTTCTGGCATCGTGGCTTCGCCGACAACTGCCTGGACAACGGGTCAGTACGTTCAGACGATCACGATCGGTCCTTCCGGGCAAGCTCACTGGGATGGCTCTGCTTGGGTCACCGGGACAGCACCCTGATCTAATTGATGGAGGTGGAGGATGCTCAAACTCGTTGTTGTAGGAACCGAATACTTTGATGATGCAACTCAAACGTTTGAATCAGAAGATAGCATCGAGATTGAGCTTGAGCATTCTCTTCTCTCACTGTCAAAATGGGAGTCAAAACATCAAAAACCATTCCTGAGTAAAACTCAGAGAACGAGAGAAGAAGTTTTAGATTACATAGACGCCATGATCATGACTCCTGATTGCCCACCTGGTATAGTTGGGAGATTTGATCAAAGTAATCTAGATAGTATTAATAGTTACATCGAGTCAAAAGAATCGGCGACCACGTTTGGATCCATGCCAGAGAGGCCTGGACGAGGTGAAGTGATTACCGCCGAGTTAATCTATTACTGGATGGTAGCTTTCAACATTCCGTTCGAGTGTGAGCGATGGCATCTTAATAGACTATTTGCGTTGATACGTATATGTAACATTAAGAATTCGAAACCCGCCAAGATGTCTCGCCACGAAATGCTGACGCGCAACCGAGAGTTGAACGCGAAGCGAAAAGCAGAACTTAACACCAAAGGATGATTGGAGGTTAAATGGCCACACTTGTCTGGGACGAAATCGGACAACGTTTCTACGAAACCGGCGTTAGCAAATGCGTCTTTTATGATGACGAAGGCCACGGAGTTTCCTGGAACGGTCTTACCTCCGTAGAAGAATCGATATCGGATGAAGTGCAGGCAGTTCACTTCGACGGCTTGAAATTCAACGACATCTTGACAGTTGGTGACTTCTCGGCTGTCATACGAGCGTGGACCTATCCAGATGAGTTTCTACCTTATGAAGGAATTCTGGAGGAACAAAAAGGTTTCTTCATGGCGCACCAACCGAGAAGTAAGTTTGGGCTGTCATACCAAACCAAGGTTGGGAACGATCTTGCCGGAATAGAACTTGGGTATAAGATTCACCTCTTGTATAACCTGACTGCGATTCCTGCGCAAAAAGGATACCAAACTCTTTCGTCGGACTCAGAGCCTCTTGAATTTGAGTGGACAGTTACTGGCATCCCTGAATACATGGAGAACTATAGGCCAACTGCGCACATTATTTTCGATAGTAGAAGATTAGATCCATGGCTTCTCGAAGACATAGAAAGCATTATTTATGGCGACGAAGATAATGACGCATATCTTCCGCCTTTGAAGGGTCTTGGCACGTTCATTCGTAAGTGGGACCGGCTCATCATTACCGATTATGGCGATGGAACGTGGAGCGCAGAAACTCCTCGCGATGGCATAATTGTCATGCTCGATGACACGACTTTCGAAATCACGGCCGAAACTATTAATTACCTGGATCCAGACACTTACGAGATTTGGAGCAGTGACAAGAACGAGGAGGATATATGGCAAAGGTAACAGGCTTTACCGCCGATAGAATGCTTGTGATCGAGAACGAAACCGTCGTAGATGGTCAAGTTCAGGGCGATAACCTAATTCTCATGACGAGAGAAGGAACGCCTATCGACGCTGGCAACGTTCGTGGACCTGCCGGGCCTGCTGGACCTGCTGGCGGAATCTCGTCTGTCAACGACCAGACATCTGGCGCAGTTTATGCTCCACGCATATTTTCAACCAAGGCAGCTCTAGATTCAGGGTGGACGGCTGCTCCAGCTGGCTCGATGGCTGTCACTACTGACACCGAAACAGTGTGGGAAAAGAACGCTTCTGGTTGGGTGGTTGTTAACCCAAGCCGCATATTTGCCAGTACTGCCGATAGAGACGCTCGTTGGGCAAATCCTCCAGAAGGTGCTATAGCGACAACTGTAGACGGTGACGTTTCCTGGTACAAGGCACCCGCTGGCTGGAACATCAGTAATGGTATTCGTGTGTTTGCCAGTGGAGCGGAACGAGACGCTCGTTGGCCGTCCCCTCCAATTGGGTCTCTAGCTATCACTTCGGATAGCAATGTTCTGTGGCAGAGATCAGCAGCTGGCTGGCAGCCTCCAAACGGAACCCTGGTTTATTCAGCGCAAGCCGCAATTCCAGACCTTGCCACTGGCGCTATTTGGCCTGGGTGGGCATCCAATGTATATGGTATTGGATCGGTTAACTTTCCATACCCAACCAGAATTCAGTGTCTTGTTAGCTTTAGCTGCGGTTATGGAGCTGACTGGATTTCGTGGTTTTCACATTTAACCCCATTTCACACAGGAGCCCCTGAGAGTCCTAACGTAAATGACTCATCTGGTCAGGCTGTTTGGTCTAGTAGCAGTCTTCTTCATATGTATGATGTTCCGGCCGGAGTTAACGTAGGCTTCAACCATTACTTCCAGGCTGGAGGCATGGGAGGTAACTCCACAAACGTACATACTGGCGGTCAAGCCGGATATCAGGTCTTCTCAAGAATGTAAGGAGTTCGATGTCGTACAACACAATCTTTGCATGTGCTCATGATAGAGCTTTCATGGCCCGAGTTGAATCGGCCTGTGCTCAAGAAGGAGAAGAGAACCCAAACGCGTCAATGTTCAAGGTCATCTATCCAGTATCGGTTGCCGCCGACGTAGAGGCCGCATACGCCTCCGCAGTAGCCGCAGAGAATCCGAATCCTGGAGGAGATGAAAGCGTCATCACGGACCAGATGATTCTTTCTCACGTTCAGCCCCTTCTTCCTGTTCAGTTCGAACCAGAACCTACACCTCCGGCGTAACGCATGTTCTCAGCCACTACTACAGGAGACTTCACAAAGACCACAAAGTTCTTAAAGTTCCTGCAGAGCGGCGACTTGTACAACGGCCTTAGCGCTTATGGTCGGAGAGGAGTCGACGCTTTGTCCAGTGCGACTCCTATCGATACCGGAGAGACGGCTCAGTCTTGGGGTTACCAGATAGGCCGTCAAAATGGGAGGTATTCTATAAGCTGGTTCAACACACACGTGGAGAAAGGCGTGAACATTGCGGTAATCATCCAATACGGTCACGGCACCGGAACCGGTGGATGGATCGAAGGCCGAGATTACATCAATCCAGCTATTCAACCGATCTTTGACAAGATCGTAGACGACATTTGGAGGCAGGTGAAGAATGGCTAGTGTAGACGATCGCATTGTCAGGATGGAGTTTGACAATGCCGCGTTCGAACGTAAGATCGCTACGACTCTCGCCAGCCTTGAAAAGCTGGATAAGGCTCTAAAATTTGAAGGAGCTACCAAGGGCCTTAACGATGTTTCTGCCGCCGCGCAAGGCTTTCATCTTGGAGGCATGGGCTCAGCTATTGAAGGCGTGAGCAATGGTTTCCTTACTCTAGCTACAATAGGTATTACTGCTCTTTCCAATCTTGTATCGGCAGCAATGCATGCGGGTGCACAAATTGCAAAGGGCCTGCTTGAGCCGATCAAAGATGGGTTTCAAGAGTACGAAACTAACCTGAATTCCATTCAGACTATCCTGGCCAACACTGCGGCCAAGGGTACTACTATGGATCAGGTTACGGCGTCACTAGATAAACTTAATGAGTATTCGGATAAGACTATCTACAACTTCGGTCAGATGGCCAAGAACATCGGCACATTCACAGCCGCTGGTGTAGATCTTGAACCGTCAGTAAACGCTATCAAGGGTATTGCCAACCTTGCGGCTATGTCTGGGTCCACTTCAGAGCAGGCCTCTTCAGCGATGTATCAGATGTCGCAGGCAATGGCATCTGGTTCTCTAAAGGCGCAGGACTGGATCTCTGTTGTAAACGCTGGTATTGGTGGACAAGCCTTTCAAAGCGCTCTATATGAGTCGGCCAAAGCGCTTGGTACTCTCAAAGATGTACCAGTCGATCAAACCTTTGATCAGTGGAAGGAAGCTGGCGGTAATTTCAAGGACGCGATGGCAGAGGGCGTTTTCACTGCTGACGTCCTTGGGATAACTCTTCAAGGGTTTACTGGGGATCTCACCGACGCGGAACTGGCGGCAAAGGGATTCACTGAAGCGCAAATTGCAGCCATTCAGTCTACCGCGAGAGTAGCTCAGTCTGCTGCAACCGAAGTAAAGACGTTCACCCAGCTTGTTGGTACGGTCAAGGAAGCTATCGGTACTGGTTGGGCGGACTCCTTCAAGATTGTTATCGGTAATTTCACAGAAGCTAAGGCTCTTTGGACAAGTGTCAATGCCGGAATTGGTAAGTTCGTAAGTAAGAATGCCGACGCTCGTAACGAACTTCTGCAAGGTTGGAAGGATCTTGGTGGTAGAACTCAGCTAATCGAGGGCTTCCATCATTCGTTGAATGCTATTATCGAGATTCTTCGGCCTATAAAAGAAGCATTTAGGGATATTTTCCCACCGCAGACCGCTCAAAGTCTTATGGACCTTACCAATGGGTTCGTTTCGTTTGCTAAGTCTGCAATGCCTAGTGCTGAAACAATCGAGAACATCAAGCGCATATTTAAGGGTTTCTTCGCAGCACTGGAAACCGGTTGGGTTATCATCAAGCAGACTGTCTCATTTATTACCACTATGTTCTCGGTTCTAAGTGGGGCCGGGAGTGGTAACTTCCTTGAATTCGCCGCTAAAATTGGTGATTTCTTCACTGCTCTGCACGACAAGTTGGTTACTGGTGGCGGAATTGTCGACTTCTTTAAGACTCTATACGCAATAGTACGAGACGTAACTCCGTATATTCAGGCTGCCAAGGACGCAATTTCCAATTTCTTCTCGTCTCTAGGCGGAGGAGCAGTCGATGTAGCTACTGGATCTGTTGAGAGACTGAGCAGTCGATTCGATAATCTGAAGGAAGTACTTGGTAGAGCTGGTGATATGTGGGGGCCGTTCAAGGACGGGCTCACGAAGATTATGGACGTCCTAGACCAGGTTTGGGGCGCCATCGAACGGTGGTTCAAGGAACTCGGGAACAAGATCGCCGCGGTGATGGGTCCTGGGGACTTTGACGCGGTACTGGACGCGATGAACGTAGGCCTTCTTGGTGGAATCGCGGCTCTTCTAGCCAAGTTCATCAAGGACGGGTTTACGTTTGATATCGGCGGCGGGATGTTCGAGAAGATCGGAGATTCTTTCGAGCAGTTAACTGGCGTTCTGTCTGCCATGCAAACCAATATCAAGGCAGATACGCTTATGAAGATTGCTACTGCAATTGGTATTCTTACCGTATCTGTTGTCGCGTTGTCTTTGATTGACTCCGCCGCGTTGACCAAGGCCATGACGGCTATGGCCATAGGCTTTGGTCAGCTTCTTGGCGCGTTTGCAGCCCTTGATAAGATAAACTCCGGTCTTAAGAGTGGAGCTAGCTTTGCTATTATCGCCGCAGGAATGGATCTCCTTGCCGGGTCGATTCTTATCCTAGCTGGCGCGGCCAAGATCCTTGGAACTATGAGCTGGGACGAACTCGGCAGAGGTCTTGCCGGAGTTACAGCTCTGATGACGATCATGACTACTGCTGTTCTCATTCTAGAGGATCATGCTGATGGAATGATTCGAATCGGCATTGGTATGACGGCCATTGCTGTGGCTATCAACATCCTTGCCGGAGCGGTAGCGATATTTGGCACAATGGAGTTGGGCACACTCGCTCAGGGATTTGGAGCGGTAGCTGCTGGTCTATTGATCATAGCTGGCGCAATGCAACTCATGCCAAGCAACATGGCTCTAACCGGAGTTGGCTTGCTTCTGGTTGCCACAGCATTGAACATCTTGTCTGTAGCGTTGAAGTCCTTCGCTGAGATGAGCTGGGGCGAAATGGGAAAGGGGATGGTCGGCATTGCCGGTGGTCTCCTAATTATCGCCGGGGCTATGCAGCTAATGCCTGCAACCATGCCTCTTATCGGCGCGGGATTGGTCCTCGTAGGTATCGGTCTTATCGCCATTGCCAAAGCCATGCAAATGGTGGCTTCGCTGTCCTGGGAAGAGATCGCTCGCGGCATGGTCGGTATCGCAGGGGCTCTTTTGATCCTCGGCGTTGCAATGAACGCCATGCAAGGCGCGATTCTAGGCGCGGTAGCAATCGGTATCGCTGCTGCAGCTCTTCTTGTCCTGGTTGAGGTCGTCAAGGGCTTCGCTGGGATCAGTTGGGAAGACCTTCTTCGAGGCATGGCTGGTATAGCAATTGCGTTGGCCACGCTTGCCATATCTGCATTGCTTATTCAGCCTGCTATTCCGGCTCTGCTTGCTCTTGGCGCCGCGTTGCTACTTATCGGCGCGGGCTTCGCCTTGTTCGGCCTAGGCGCATCACTAGTCGCGTCTGCGTTCGAACTCTTGGCGCGTGCAGGGAAAGCTGGGTCTGAGACACTGGTTGTCGCCCTCGAGAACATCGGTAAGGCAATTCCAGCCCTAGCCAAGGGGTTTGCCGAAGGAATTCTCGAACTTATTATGATATTGGGTAAGGCTGCTCCAGTTATCGTCAAGGTACTGGTTGAGATTCTTCAGCATTTGCTTGAGGGTCTTGGAAAGCTGATACCAGAGGTTGTTAATGTCATTGCGGTGCTAGTCACAAGTCTCCTTGAATATATAGTAACTGTATACCCGAAATTTATACAAGCGGGTATTGCACTAATAATGGCGCTGCTTACTGGCATCAGAGATGCGATTGGCCCGATCGTAACCGTCGTTGGGGAAATCATCACGAATTTCCTGAACGCATTGGCTGCTCAATTGGGTCCGATCATCGATGCTGGCGTCAATCTGATCGTCGCCTTCCTGCAAGGCCTAACTAGCGGCATCCCACGGATTATCGATGCAGTTGTAACCCTGATTGTAACGATCATTAATGAACTCAGCAATCAACAGAACGTAATCATCGCTGCTGGTTTGGATCTTCTTCTTAACTTCCTCAAGGGTATTTCTGAGAACCTGAACAAGGTGATAACTGCGGCAACAGATGTAGTTATCGAGTTCATTAAGGGGATCACCGACAACCTATTTCGACTTGCCTCAGCGGCCACGGACGTTGTGGTTAAATTCTGTGAAGAACTTGGAAATAATGTCAACAAGGTAATCGATGCTGGTGGAAATCTGATCATCAAGCTGATCGAGGGCTTTGGAAACAAAGCTGGCGAAGTCATTAGCGCTGGTGTTACGGCAGTTGAGAAGTTCCTAGAAGGACTTGGACAGAACGCGGTTCGTCTAGCTAATGCTGCTGGTGATTTCATTGTCGACCTTCTCGGGGCAATTGAAGCTGCCATCAGAACCTACAGCGGAGAAATTCGTAGCGCTGGGTTGGGGATTGCCGAGGCGATTGTCGACGGTATGAGCTTTGGGTTGGAAAGCAAGGCTAAGAGCGTAGCCACTAGCGCGTTCAACTTGGCTAAGGGTGCGCTAAATGCAGCCAAGGACGCAGTTGACGCAAAGTCCCCGTCGAAAGAATTCTACAAGCTTGGCCAGGACATTGCGGCTGGTCTTTCCATTGCATTGAATGGTGACACCTCAGTCGAGGCAGCTTCAGTAGGACTTGTTGATCGGGCAACAGACGTATTTACTGAGTCCTTTGCTAGGATGACGGAACAACTTGGCGAGATGACCGAGTTCAATCCGACTATCACTCCGGTTCTCGACCTGACTCGAGTAGCTGCTGGCGCGCAGCAGATTAGCGACTATATCGCCACTTCGGCGACGCTAGCTCCTGACTATTCGTACACGCAAGCTCGTACCATTGCAACGACAGCCAATGCACAACAGAGCGAAGTCGTTCAGGCACCGGCAGGAGCTGGAGAAGTAACCTTCAACCAGACAATTAACTCGCCGACACAGCTATCCACCAGTGATATTTACAAGAACACACGTAATCAGATCACGATGGCTAAGCAGGAGTTGAGCATCCCATGAGAGTCACTGACATAGCCGTCTATGCTGGAAAACCAGAAGGCGCAGAGGAGTTATTCTCCTTCAGTCTAAGCGCGTCGGATCCTTCAGCCCAGTACATGGTTCGTGAAATGACTGGGATGGACGTTGAGGAAATCGTCCCAAAGTTCTATGGCTTTAGCCTCCAAACGAAGGCCAAGTTCTACGACTTCGTGGTAAAGCCAAGAACAATTGTGATGCGAATCGTCCTGAACCCTCGATTCAACCTTGATGAGTCATATTCTGATGTAAGAGATCATCTCTATCGGTCTATTTCGGCACTTAGATCCGGCGTCGTTGTGATGCACTTCAATTCCGTCGGGACGACAGTTGCCAGAATCTTTGGGTTCATAACGAAGTTCGAAGTTCCATATTTTACGCCTCTCCCTGAGGTTCAGCTATCTCTTCGATGTGACGACCCGATGTTCCGGGCTATCAATCCGACAAGGTATGAAGCGGCTGAACTAAAGACAACGAATCCGGTAATCCTTTCCGATAATCTGTCAACTGCTCCTCACGGGTTCCAGTTCCAGATCACGTTCAAGAGTAACGCGACGTCCTTCACGATTCAGGACGCGCAGATCAATCCGGAGTGGGTCTTCAGAGTTATCCCAACCGGAGGCTTTTTAACTGGGGATGTGCTATATTTCTCCAGTGATCACGCCAACAAGTATCTATATATGATGAGGGGAACAGTTCAAACATTTTTGGTGGATAAGATTCAGCCCGAATCTATCTGGCCTATTATGTTTCCTGGCTCTACCAATTTATATTTCCTGGACATTGCTGCTTTCAATTGGAACTACTTGGAATACTCGGCTGCCTACTGGGGGGTGTAATCTTGGAACTGTTCAAATTCCTCCCAGTACCAGCACCGACAAGCTTCGATCAAGGTCGGATGATAAACGGTGCAACCAGCATAATGTGGGCCGAACGATATCGTGTTCCTGGTGAATTCGAGATCATAGCCCCATTAAGCACCGATTTGATGAATTTCCTACCGATAGGGACTCTTATTTCGCACGTTGACACCTACGAAGTTATGATTGTTGAGAACCAGGAAATTACAGAGGATAGCAAAGGCGATCCAACTATCAAGATTACAGGAAGATCGCTGGAAGCATATTTTGATAACAGAATTGTTGGAATGAACCTGGCAAGGCAAAGTTCCACAATTGCCGAGTACATATTACTGTCTGATTCCACTTGGAACCAAACAGTTAAGGTTATTAACGACCATATCGGTAATGCAACGAACGTGGACGACAATATTCCAAACGTCGTTGCGGTGGCTAGTGTTACTGGCACTGGAACCTTTGAGCAAAGATCAATCAAGCACATGCCGCTAAGCCAGGCGATTTTGGAGATCATGGCTATCGACGATCTTGGTGTTAAGACCATTCGTCGAAATACGTTTGGGGTTCCTAATGGTAGTACCACAAATACGAACGTTGTTATCTACAGAGGAGTTGATCGAACAGCCTCGGTTATATTCTCGTGGAAGGCTGGCGATCTAACTGCCGCGGAGTACTTGTTCAGCGACAAGAACATGAAGAACTCAGCTGTAGTCATAGGTCGTTACATAAATACGGTCTATGATACGACTGGTGTGACCAAATACAGCCGTCGATCGGTTATCGTGGACGGAGGTGATATTGACGGAATCTACAATGCACCACCAACTGGCGCACAATTGACAGATGTGATCAACAAGATGCAGGTTCGCGGGAAGCAGGAGCTGGAATCACAGAATCTAGTGACCATAACCCGAGCCGATCTTGCTGACATATCTAGATATCAGTATCGGAAGGACTTTGACGTCGGTGATCTGATCTCTCTGGACTCAAACTACGGACGCATATCAACTATGCGAATTACCGAGTACGTAGAGATAATGGACGAGAACGGAGAGACCGGACACCCCACACTTTCACTTCCGGGGGTGTAATGTTCAGTAACATTGTATTTTTCGTTAGCGAATCGCTGCTACTGGCCATTGTTATCGTGTTGATAATCAAACTATTGGCTAAATCAAAGATTCACGGAAAAATGGTAATAATTCGGCATGATGACGGACGTAAGACATTTTCCTTGGAGTTAGAACAACCTGCAGAGATACTCGAGAAGTTGAAATCGGTTACCTTCAAGGTTGTAGAGAAAGACGATCTCGCAGAATGAGCAATCATTATAGTGAGACTACGAGAGGAGACTAATGTTAGGATTTCGGAGGAGGCGCAAGCATTCAGTGCTTGACGAACCCATCGGCAACATTCTGACTCGCATGAACGAAGCTGGCATGGACGGCCAGAAGTACAACGAGTGCATAGATCGCCTGGACAGGTTGATGGAGATGAAGGCAGACGAGCGCCGGAGTCGAATCGATCCGAACACCGTGATCATCGTGCTGGGAAATCTTCTGGGGATCCTGGTCATCGTCGCGTACGAGCAGAAGCACGTGATGGTTTCTCGAGCCCTGGGGTTTGTGAATCGAACGGAACCTCGTATCAAGTGATTTGAGGGTCTCGAGCTTGGGAGCTGTGGAAACATGGCTCTTAAGCTTTTTTCTCCTCACACAGTCGTTTCTGCTGCATTTCCAGAAGTTCAGCAGTACGATTCTACCTGAAAAGGGGTCAAGCGGCTTAGAACGGCAAATAGAGGCCTCTCAAACGAAATGGGGTATTTCAAGGCGAAAAATTCCCCGGGGTAGGGTTCTAAAAACCTTTCGCAAGTTAAACAAGCATTATAATGGGAGACTAATCGAAAGGAATGACGATGTTTAGACGAACACTGAAGGTGGACGTGGTCAAGGAGAAGAAGGCAAAGCCGGAGATCGCTGAGAATCCTGGTCCTTCGTTTGAAGAGAAAGCCGTAATGATCGGCCGACTCTTGGAGCGGAGTATCAAGAAGCTCACGATTGCCGTGTGTGTCGTGATTCTCGTGGACACGGTTCGCCGAGTGGCAGTGGAGGCAGCATCAGCACAAGAAGATGAATAACCCAGAAGGGAGAGACAGCAATGTCTTTCCTTTTTCGCAATTCCTACAAGTATTGTAATGAGGAGAGGAGACTGTAATGAAATGGACTTACGAAGAGGTCGCTTACATGAGCGCCGAGGAGTTCAGCGAGAACTGGGAAAATGGAAGTATTCAGAGTTCTATGCTAGAACTCCTTGGAGCCGAGAAGCAGATCGACGAGAAGTCACAACAAGAGAAGATCTAACCTCGAAGGATTGACCGCAAGGTCTTTCCTTTTTATTTCCACAAGGAGAAGCGAATGGTTGGTTATGCGATAGTTGCGATCCTTGGTATTGTGATTGGGTTTGTTCTGGCCGGATGGAAAATCAGTAGAGACTACAGACAGCTAAGGGAGAAGCTTGAATTCGAAGAAGAGCTACGACTCAAAGAAGGTGGGTGGCTCCAAGATGATGCTGAGCGGGAAGGCGGAACTGAGCATGCTTAGAACCAGACAGTCGTTTATGGCAGGTGTTTTCGTTTGTGCTGTTCTGTGTCTGTTGATATTCATCCTTGTTGATAGTGCATCTGGGCAGATTCCAGACGATCAGCGGCCTCCACTGGTCACTGACTACGCGAACTACCCAGGAACGCCTCAGGCATTTTTGACACCTGGGTGTGACTTCAGTGGGGTCCTCAATCCCACATTCGGAGCGCATATTCAACTCACGAACACCGATTTCGGTCCAGTTAACGACCTTGGGTTGCTCCCGACCCTTACTCAAGGTGATTTGGTTCGTATGGCGTGGACGGACGTCGCGCCTGAGTGCATCGGTTCCGCCGTGTCGTTCGTCGTCAAGGTAGCACTTGGGCCGTCCTTCGATCCGAACGTGGATCAGTTAACAGGACCTAATGGAGGATACAGTGTTGAATTCCTGGTGGCTGGACCTGGTGAGATTACTTTTCCAATGCCTGATCTGGCACGTTTTGGCCTCGGCTGTGATTATCAGCTTGATGCCATCGTTGGTATCCCGCTGCGAGATGTTGGGCCGTCGGGGTCGTTCTTCTCAGAAGCACTGCGTGTACAGCAAGGGAAACAGACTGCTGATAATCGAACCACTGTGATATCGGCCAAGAACGGTACGTACCCTGACTGCGTTCCGACTGGGACCACGACAACCGTGCCTCCGACCACAGTCCCTACGACGGTTCCTCCGACCACAGTCCCGACGACTGTGCCTCCGACAACGTCACCGCCGAGTTCAGCCGCGCAGACGAGTAGCCCCCCGCAGACGTTCAGCGCGCCGCCACCTACTTCACCTCCCACTACGACTCACTTCCCCTTTGGGGCAACCGGTCCGGGGGACGTGTACGGTCTGGCTCCGCTGTTTGCGTTCGCGGCCTTCGTGCTCGGCTTGATGTTCTTTGCGTTGGAGAGGCATCGCCGTTCGCAAGGGAAACAAGCTTTATAGTGAGATAGCGACCGACGTTATCTGTAATGAGAATCATGAGGAGATTGAGGCAAGTGGAACTAGAAGAGAGCAAGACAAGCAAGATCGAGAAGATGAGGAGGCATATCAAGGAGAACAAGTCGGTCTACATAGGAACAATTTCCGGCGTCATTGCCGGAGCCGTTGTTGTGAGCATCGTCATGTTGAGGACACGCTCGCGGACAACACAGATCAATACTGGTTGCGCGGTGAACAACATCGAGACGGATGTCACGAACATCTACCAGTTGGTGTCCAGGTTTGGCAACAAGCTTGGGCATCCTGGTAACGCCGTACTGGATTTGAACACTGGCGAACGATGGGAAGCTCAGCATCTCGCGGCTAAGAACCTGGGCGTGAGCGACTCCAGGTTGTCAAAGCATTTGAACGGGGATAAGCCGAATTTGAACGGCCGCGTTCTGGTTCGAGTCCCGTCGAAGAAGCAGATGATGAACGAGCTAGAGGAGCAGTTCAACGAGTTGCTTGACGAGAAGTTCAACAGCCAGTACGACTGATGAACGAAGACCTAGATTCCGCAAGGGGTTTAGGTTTTCTCAGTTCGCAAAAATTACAAGCATTGTAGTGAGAGAATGTTAACTTAGTGCAAACGCCCCTCCTATTGGGGGCACACTACAGTGCAACCGCCCCTC